TTTCACCAACTGCACGAACCATCTGCAGAGGGACATAAGGACAGTAGAACATACCAGCGTCATAAGCGTTAGAACCCTTATAACCAACACAGTAGAACTGATTGCTATCTGAGTTGTTTGCTGAATATGGGTCAACATAGACCTTAATCTTACCGTTGATTGTACCAGCGAATGTGTTGCCAGTATCGTCAACTGCAAGGTTTGTCTGTAGAGCAGGTGCGTAATCAAGAACGCCTGCCATTGCGAGAGCAGAAGCAACATCACTTGAAGTGATGATGAAGTTACCCTTACCACGGCGAGTGTCTTGTGCGATTGTGTTAGCATCACGCTCAATCTGGAACAAGAGTCCCTTGAAGCGTTCTACTGACCAACGACCGTTGGAATCAACATCAAGGTCGAAAGTACCAGCGTTAGCAACTGCGCCAGACTGTGCGCCAGTCTTAGCAGAAGTGTAGATAGTACGAACAACTTCACGGTTGATTTCAGCAAGAATTTCAGCAGACAAGATGTTTGCTAATTCTGTTTCAGCATCAAGACCATGAATTGCTTTAAGGTCCTGAGCAAGTTCAAGAGTGTATTCTGCTTTCAACGCTCTTGTCTTCGCTGTTACTGAAGTCTTTTCGATGGTGAATGCCATCTCGTTGAACTGACCGCTGTTACCCATAGATACAGCACCATCACCCAACGCTTCGCCTGTACCTGTAGCGGCACCAGCACCAGTTGTGTATGGGGATTCAACTGGGTTAGCACCAGCGTGTGCAGGTGTAACACCAGAGAAGTCTGTGTCTGCTTCGTTGAACAGTGCTTCTGTACCGCCCTGTGAAGAGTAGTTGCTCTTCATTGCAAAGATAAGTCCAGTTGGACCAGTCATTGGTTGAACACCGCAGATATCATATGCAATCAGGTTTGGCATAGAGCGTCTGACCAAAGAAATCAGGATTGGGTCAAACTTTGCGATACCGCCAGTATCTGGCATTGTATCAGCGTGGTTAGCAGGAAGTGCTTCGTTCAGCATCATTCCACGCTCTTCACGCATTGCTTTTTCTTGGTTTTCCAAGATTACAGTGGTTACTGCCTTCTTATAACTATCGCCGATTTCTGGTAAATCGGGATGGTCGAGGACAGGTGCCCACTTCGATTGAAGGTTCTCTGTTAAAAACATGTTATCATCTCCTCGTTTTTTTAACTTTCAAGTAATATTTATATAATTTATTTGCCTAATGTTCTGGAGATTGCAGAAACATAGTCTTTCATCTCACCGGTTAGATTGACTGCTTCTGTAACTTCTTCAACAGCAACCTCGTCCTCTTCGATAGGTTTGGCAACCTTTGGAAAGTAACTCTCTTTGAGTGTTTCCAGTTCTTTAGCGAATGAATCCTCATCAGCGAATTCAACGCCTTCTACTAATGACATGAACTTCTCTTTCTGAGTATCGGTCAAGTCTTTCGCAGATTCCTCGATTTTAATTGCTTTCTTTGCTTCGTTGACGATTTTAGCAGTTTCAGCAGTCTTTTCGATTTGCTCATTGAGTTTAGTCTCAAGTTCTGCAATCTTGTCTTGCTGTTCTGCCATCACATCATACTTGTCTTCTGGAACATCAATGTAATGCTCTTCGAAAACTTTCTTCAGAGAAACAATAAAATCTTCAGTGATTTCTGATTTCAGACCACGCTCAATTGCGAGTTCGTTATCAGCAGTCCACTGTTCTACAACATATGACAGGTAAGTATCAACTTTATCTGTCAAATCTTCAGCGAGTTTAGCAGTCTCTTCTTCGATTGCTTGCTCAAATGCTTCGTTAATTTCAGCAACATGCTCGTTGACTTTAGAAAGAACTGCCGCTTCAAAGATAGTCTTTGCTTTTGCTTGAGTTTCTTCGTCAAGTGCAACCGCTTCAGCAAGAGCGGCAACATCATCACCTAAGTCAATATCTTCTGACTTATAAGATGCTTTAACCATCTTCTTACCGTGCTTCATTTCTTCCATGTCGTCTTCGTCTTCGTCATCATCGTCATCGGACTCTTCTTCATCGTCCTCTTCCTTAGTGACTTTTGCTTCTTTTACAGACTTCTTGGATTCAGACTTTTCTTCTTCATCGCCTTCTTCCTCTTCACCCTCATCTTCGCCTTTTTCTGCTTTTTTCTTAGCAATTGCTTTAGCGAGAGCAGGTGGAAGTTCGCCTTCAGAAACTTCGTCTAAATCTTCGTCTTCTTCTGCTTCTTCTTTGACTTTCGCCATAGGTTCTGCTGGTTTATCACCACCAGGAGCAGACGCCTTCTTAACTTTCTTAGAACCGTCAGGACCAGACTTTGCTTCTGGTTCGACAACTGCAGGACCTAAATCTTCCTTGTCGCCGTCAACCTTTTGCATTGCGTCTGCTTTACCGCCACCCTTGCCAGGTGCAGTTGCTTCTGCCATAGACTGTTCCAATAACTCTTTAATTTTGTCTTCTACTGACATTTTGGACACTCCTTATGTTTGTCTATTATTTATTCGTTTTACAGTTTTGACAAGAAATCTTCAAATGCTCTCAACTTTGCTTCATTCAATGAACGCTGAGTTGCTTTCTGAATTTCTTGTTTATATCTTTCGATATTCACTTCTTTGATGATGCCATTATCCCACACCCACTCTTTACCTTCCATGATGCCACTTACGAAAGCATCAGGTGCAGATGGGTCTGCAACAATGTCGGCGGCGGTTGCAAGATAAAAATCACCTTGCACTTCTTGAGCGCCTGAGCGTCCCGCTTTAAGCGAACCCATGCCTCTAGAAGATACCCCCAATGTAGCGCCTTCATCCATCAAATTCTTAACAATCTTACCGTATGGAGTATCCATAATCTTTGCTCGACCCATGACATTAGAACCATCCATCTTCAGTTCTGTAATCATGTGTGATACTCTTTCAAGATTGATTGTCGGACCATCAGGATGACCCAACTCACCAAACGCACGATTACGGTCGATGTTTTCTTTCGTATATCTTTTGACTTCAGTTTCCATAACTGCCTTTGGATATACTCGACCGTTTCTATTCTTGAGGTCGGATTGCATGAATACGCCCTCAATGAAATATTTCTTTTCTCCGCCCTTCTCTTCTACAAGGAAGTTAGCGTCTGAAATTTCTTCTCTAATTAGTTTCATGATTAGATACCTGCATAACCCGTTAATTTTTTAAGTACAAGAACACATGTACCACTTCCAGCACCTAATGTAACCGTGATATCTTCATCCGCATCTGTGTTTTCAAGTACAGGAAGAATCCAATGACCAGATGTACCTGCGTCTCCACTGTCGAACTTAACTGTTCCTGTAGTACCACTGGCAATAGTAACATCACCTGACCAGTAAATTTCTTTAATACCTACAGTTGGAGAAGAAGCAGTTTGATTAGTCACCAGAAAGGATGCGCCATCGATATCGATGGTCGTACTTCCAGCACCTCCAGTCACACTGACTACATTTGTCGTTTTGGTGACTTTTAGAAATTGTTGACCTATTGCCATTGCTTATACCCTTTTTACTTACTATTATTTATAAAAATTATTTAATTAACTTTCGCCCTTTGCCATGTTTGTTGCGGTGCCCATTTTAACTTGCATCCACTTATCTCCATAGCGTTTCTTGAATTCCGCATCAGGTAAATCCTTTGCGATTTTCTCACGGTTCTTCAACTCTGCAGGTGTTAGTTCTCTTTCGTCTAATTCTTGTCCATCATCTTGAGGTTTGTCGCCTGCTCTCTTACGATGCCACATCTTGATTTGAGGACCCATCAATCGTACTTTACCGATTTCAAAGTCATCAACTTTCTTAAACTTTTTAATTAGCATTTGTTTAATGTCGTTGCGGTTCTTACCTTTTACAAGCATAGTACCTACACCCATAACATCAACTTCCCATGCTGTTTCTGTTTCTGCTTCTGAAATAACTTCTTCGTTTGTTAACTGAATTGCTTTTGCTACTGCTTTATCTTTTGATAATCCTTTTGCAATCTTTTCGATAGTGTTTACGATACGGGTCATGTTACCGCCCTTCCATCGTGGGTCATTTAGAACACCAAACGCCATCTTATATTGCTTTGCTGTATATTTTTCTTCTAAATCGAACATCTCATCTAAAGATACTTCGACTTCTTCCCGCATCTTTCTCATTAGTTTGAAAGCAAGGTCAGCAAGTTTATCGACTTTCATTTTGTCCATCTTTGCTTTGTTTGCGTCATTTACTTTATCATAAATCTGAATAATAGCGGATGCGCTGAAAGTGTCAACCATGAATCCATCAACTTTAGTTGCGCCTTTAGTTTTTACAATATCTCTGATTTTAGCAATAGTCTTGGACTCTTCAGTTAAATCTAATTCTTCTTTGAGTTGTGACTTATCTACCTTGTCGCCAATTGCTTGTGCAGTTTTTAGTCTTGCCATTTTCAATGGTGCAACATTTGGGAATCTCTTTTCAAGAGAACGCCTGTCTAGTCTCAAGTCTCTTTCATCACTACCCATTGAATAGATTTTCATGTCTGTTCCAACAAGAGCATATCTCATCTTTGGTGCTTCATCAAGTTCAACTTCTTCTGGGATAACTCTCATGTTACCAGAAATGTAAGCAGGATGCATCTTCAATGCTCTCTGAGCATCTTTCTCATCGTTGCTGTCAACATAAACTTTAACTGTTTTCTTTGCGCTATCAGCATCTACACGAAACTTAATACGACCCATCTTCTGAGCAATCTCTTTACCAATACCATCGCCCATCATTCTGTTGAAGATTTTTTGTTTCTTAGGGTCTTTGAAGTTACCGTCTTTGTCAAATAACTTTGCTAGATGTGGAGGAAGACCTGCTTCTTCTAAATCAACTTCTTCAAACTTTGCAAGTTGTTTTACTGCATCATCGAACTGTCTTTTAGATTTAGCAAGTACTGTTTGTAACTGTAATTTAGATGCTGGTTTTAGTTTGTCATAGATAGACAAAATTCTTTCTGCATCTCTAGGGTTAATCTTTGCTTTCTTACCATCAGCAAACTCGACAGGTTTCATACCTCTCATTGTAACAACTTTTCTAAGTTGTACCATGATATTCTTATCTGCAGATTTTCTATCGTCATCAGTTGCATCATTGTCAACATCAGCGGCGTCTTTACCTCTTCGTAAACCCATCGCCTTAAATGCATCACGCTTTGCACGATTTTCTTCTAACTCTTCACCCACAAGTTTTAGATAATCTTTAACTACTTTTTCAGCATCTTTTTCTGTACGATACTGACCAGCATATTTTTCGCCATCAAAATAGACGAAAAACTTACCACTCTTTGTAGTAAGTGTGACTTCGATATTCTTTTTACGACCGACTTTTTCAGTCTTTACTATCTTCTCGCCACTGTCTACTTTGACTTTTTCAGCAAGGTCGATAGTCCGTCTTAATTGGGTGAATGTTGCGGACATTTCTTATTCCTCTGCAGTTTGCTCTTTATCTTTGAATAAACCTTGTGCTAATGTCTCCTTTGCGTTAGCAAGTGCATCAGCAACTTTATCATTCATTACTGAATTAAATTTTACTTCAGCATTTACAAAATCTTTTTTTGCAATATCATTTATCATAGCGTTAATTTTTTCCATTAGAATCCACCTTCATCGTCTTGTTGTTCGTCATCAGGCGCCGCTTCTGCTTCTGCCTCTATTTGACTATTTATTGCTTCAATATCATCGTCTGTTTGCTTGAGAATATTCTTACGAATCCACAATGCACTATAATATTGACCAGCATAGTCAGATGCATCACGCAATAGTGCTAGACGCTCTCTGAGAATTTCTTGTTCTTTCAGTTCAGTAAACTGATTATCTTTTACATAATTGTAACGAATATCTTCTTTAATAAGTTCCCAGTCTTCTTCAGTAATTACACCTTTAAGTAATAACTGTGTACGCAATAAGTCTTGAAATAATTCATTAAACTTCTTACGCAAGCGACCAACGAACTTAGTGAACTTCAATTCGTCACGGTTAATCTCTGTAGCACGACCCAACTGGAAACCACTCTCAGGTTGCATTCTAGACTGAGGTACATTAAGTGCTAAGAACATCTTCTTCTTAAAGTACTCAACATCTTCAATCTCGCCGAGGTTTTGACCACCACCTAATGTGCTAATCTCCGTACCTCTACCACCTTCTCTTCTTGGCATCCAGAAGTCTTCAAGCATATTCATAAACTTGCGGTCGTCTTTGACTTCTCCAGTATCACCATCATAAACTAACTTATTCTTAAAGTTATTCATGATATCTTTAAGATACTGCTCTGCTTTCATTTTTGGAAGATTACCCACATCAACATAGAATACTCTACGCTCTGGCGCTCTTGCTATACGATAGATAACAAGTGCATCTTCCATCATTCGCAGTTGATTAACAGGTTTAATTGCTTTGTGTAGATACCCTAAGACAATATTGTTATTATAATCTACTAGTCCAGAAGGAACATAACATACACTGTCTTTGGTTAGTGCTACTGCACCACCTTGCCTCATCTGCGCTATATTACCAACTACTTGTCCTTCGGTATAAAGGAAATATTCTTTAATCTTTTTGATACCAGCAATACCTTTAGTGATTTGCTGTTTATCATCTTTTTCAATCTCACGCACAAACTTAATAGACCGAGGGTCTACAATTCTAAGTTTCTGTACGCCACCTTTTGGATTCTTATTATCAACAACTTTATGAAAATAAAGTCTACCATCGATGTACCAACGCTTAAATAGTTCATGAGAACGCTTGTTAAAGTCAAGCATCCTCAGAACTAACTTAAACTCTTCTCTGATTTTCTTCTTAATAGAATCCGAAACAGATACATCATCGAGGATAATATCAACTTGCTTGTCATCATCTGCGACAATTGCTTCGTTAATAATATCATCGATTGCCGCCTCACATTCTGGGTGCATAGAAATTTCACGGTACTTTTTAATCAGGTCTTGTTCATTCTTAGATGAAAAGTCCTGGTTAATATAAGTTCCGTATGCACCACCTGAGACGGTTGCAACTCCGTCGTCCGGAGAGGGAAGAATAATGTCCGCTTGGGGTAAATTCTTCTCCTGTCCGACACGACTAATTTCGAATCCAAATAGGTTTACTGCCATGTTTTCTCCACTAAACTCATTTTATCAGTAATATAATTGAAAGATTAAGCAGTTGTGTCAACGGTTGTAATACCGCCAAAACGACCACCAGCACTTTCAAAGAACTGATATGTAAATTCACAAGTAAACTCTGCAATCGCATCATTTGTACCAAAGTCAAGTGCAATCTCACCAATGTTGGTTGGATATGCATCTCTGATTGTGTATCTCTTTAGTACTTCATCGTTTCTGTCAAGATGCTCAACTTGTAGGTCGACAAGATAATCAGATGGACGATTACGCCCTCTGTTTGTCTCTACATTGTTGATACCATTCTGCCAGATTTCTAATGCGTCACGAATTGCAAAAGATGTATCATTATAGATTGTTACTGTCCAAGGTGTGAAAGTTCTTTCACCACCAAAGTTTACTACTCGTCCACGATAGTTGACAGGTGTGTTACCAATCGTTGAACCAGGTAGAGCGGCGCCACGACACATGAATTCTGCGTCACGACCTGCTACACCAGAAACCGACCCAGAGACGTACTCTGGGAAAGTTAGTGTTACTCTAAACTGGTTTGCTCTTGCACCCCCACCAATCATACGGGACTTAAAGTCTGAAATTGTTGCCATTTGTTATGCTCCTATATCTTACCTATTTATCCCTTAAACACCAGTCTCTTCGAAACTGATACCTGTTCTTGTTGCTACGAATGTCAGCGTGATAAAGTTAATAGACCGTGCAGGTTTAATAAAGATATCTGCTCTAAATTCGTTTGCGTCAATGACGGTAGGCGTGTTATTAGTTTCGTCACAGACCACTTTGAAATCGTACATACCTCTGCGCCCTTGAATATCACGCAAGAATGGTTCTACAAGATTTCTAAAGTTTGCTCTTGTGAAGGTGTCGTTGAATTCGAACAACTGGAACTTAGCGGCAGTTGCAATTGCTTTCTCAAGCACAATGAACAATCTACGAACATTGATGCGGTCGAATGCAGATGGTGAAGTCAACATAGTTTTATCACCAAAGAGTACAACGCCTTGTCCAGGGAATGAAACAACTGGGTTAACACCCTTCTTATAGAGTGTGTCTCTATCTGTTTTGTCAGGTGAGAACGCAACTTTAACAGCATTCTTAATCTGCCCACGGTTGAAACCAGCAGGTGAGAAGAATGGGTCTGCTACTAAGTCAGTTCTTACACAACATCCAGCAACATCACCGTTCAGAGGTACCCAACGATACACATCCGAATAGCGGTCATATTGATATTTCCAACCAGAGTCCATAACTGCATAAGAAGAGTTGATGTTTGCAGTATTATTTCTAAAGTCTACAATATCTTCTGCGGCAGTTGATGAAGTGCTATCAGCAAGTTCTGGTGATAAGAATACCATACAGTCTTTACGAACTTCTGCAACATTGTCTACAACCCACTTAGAAACTGTGCCTGAAGCAGGACCAGTTGGAATAAGTGAAACATCATAGAGTTCATCGTTTGCAAAATGAGTGTATGCTGTCTGCAACTCACCATCTGATGGTGCATTATCATCAGTAGCACCAGCAAGTGATGCGTATTGAGGAAGTCTGCTGGTGTGTGACCAAGCATTGTTTAATAGACCAGATGCGGAGTTTCCGATATCTGAATCCAACTGTGCATAGTCATCACCAAACCAGATGTATCGTGAATACTGGTTGATGTATTCTTTGTAGTAGTTAATTGTTCCATCAGATTTCTTAGCATCGATAGCGCAAGAAAGATGACCGAATTTTTCAAGTACTGTACCCTGTGTTCCTGTGATGTTACCATCTTCATCGACAACAATAACATGCATCTCATCTGCAGAACCGCCTTTAGCAGTT